AACGATGCGGCGCGATTGAAGCATGCAGAGGTGATTGACGGAGAAAGCATACAACCGCAATCACTACGCGCGGGCGAGGATGTTAACCCGATTTCGGTTAACAACGAAATGCCTAAGAAATAGGCAGTTAACCAATATGCAGTTAATAAGTTATCCACAGGGTAGCTAAGTAACTGTAAACAAAGGATTCACGATACGCATAATGGAGGTTATGCGACAAAACCTAAAATTATGGCGGAAAAACCAAAATCTGGCACCCCCCCGTCAGATCACACGCGGGGGGCGGGTATAAATATATATACCCCTACCACCCCCCCCATATCGGAGAAAACACCAATGCCCCCTACCAAGAGCGAAGTTGAATTATTAGCCGCCATACGCGAAAACCCTGTGCTGTTTGTGGAGCAGATACTCGGTGCCAAGCCGCAGAAGTGGCAACGCGAGGCGTTAGAGGCCATTGCGGCGCACGATAAGGTTGCGATCAAGTCCGGCCACGGTGTCGGGAAAACGGCGTTTGAGGCGTGGGTGACGCTCTGGTGGCTGATGACGCACTACCCCTGCAAGGTTGCCGTGACGGCGAACAGCGCACACCAGCTATCGGACGTGCTTTGGACTGAGATTGATCGCTGGGCTAGGGACATGCCCCCCGCCTTCAAAAACTTGCTTGAGTTCAAATCCGACAAGATTGCCCTGAAAGGGGCGTCAGATTCGTTTGCGGTGGCGCGTACCAGCCGGAGGGAGAACCCAGAGGCGTTGGCTGGCTTTCACTCGCCGCATATGCTGTTTGTGGTCGAGGAGGCATCCGGCGTGCCTAATATCATCTTTGAGACGGCATCGGGTGCGCTGTCAACGGTCGGGGCGAAGATTATCATGTGCGGTAACCCCACGCGGTCTGATGGGTACTTTTATGACGCATTTCACTCTGACCGCGAGAACTGGCACTGCATAACCGTGTCGTGCCGCGAGGGTGAATATGTCGACCCCAAGTTCATCACCGATATGGCGAATAAATACGGCGAGGAGAGCAATGTCTTTGCCGTGCGCGTCTTGGGTGAGTTCCCCACGCAGTCCGATGACGTGCTTGTGCCGTTGCACTTGGTTGAGGATGCGGTCAAGCGCGACATAGAGATGGCGGAGACGACTCCGGTTGAGTGGGGGCTGGACGTGGCACGTTTTGGCGGTGACAGGTCTGCGCTTTGCAAGCGGCAGGGTCAGGTGATGGTCGAGCCGATCAAGACGTGGCAGGGCAAGGATTTGATGGAGTTGGCGGGTATTATACTGGCCGAGCATGACGCGGTGCCGTACCGTATGCGTCCACAGGCGATATACATTGACGCGATTGGTTTGGGTGCGGGTCTGGCGGACAGGTTGCGCGAGTTGGGCTTGCCAGCAGTCGGTGTTTCTGTGTCGGAGTCCGCCAGCCTGAAGGATCGCTTTAATCGGTTGCGCGATGAGTTGTTCTGGAATGCGCGGGAGTGGTTTGAGGCGCGTGACTGCCACATACCGCAGGATGACACGCTGATAGCGGAGATCACCGGAATAAGGTATAAATACCTGTCATCCGGCAAGTTGAAGGTTGAGTCGAAGGACGAGATGAAGAAGCGCGGCCAGAGGTCGCCGGACGTGGCCGATGCGTTTGTGCTGACCTTTGCTGGGCAGGGTGCGGTTGCGGGAGGTTACTCAAGGGGTTATAATTCCAATCGCAGTTTGAAACCGAACACTAATTGGGTAGTTTAGATGGCACAGCAATACGAGTATGGGTTCCTGCCGGAAGATGAGACGTATCTAGGATTGCTTGGCAATATTTTCTCGCCTGTGCGCCGCGAGGTGCTAGAAGCCCCCACAACCGAATATGTTGATGCCATCGATGCCCCAATGGGAACGCAGATTCCTGTCACCACCGAGGGCGTTTACGGCGACCCTGAGTTCGGCTTGCAGTACATGCCAGCCTATCAGGCGGTGTCCGGCTTGCTTGGCCTTGAGGCGGATCAGATAGTTGACGCCGCGAAGGCCGCGCCAGAGGCGTTGCGCCAGATGGCCAACCAGCAGGTAATGTCCGGCGTTGATATGGCGACTGGCGGCACCGGAGTGCTTGTTGACGATGAGGGCAACGAGTTCGGCTATGACTCCCTTCTTGTGGCCGCGCCACTAGCCCCCGCAGGTATAGCGGCCAGATCGGCTGGCGGTGCCACGCTCGGTGCTATGGGTGGTAAGCTGACCAAAGCTGAAAAAGACCCTATGAAATACTCCGGCATTGAGATGCCGTACCGCATTGAAGATACCCCGATGGAAATACAGGACACGTCAGGGCTTCTAATGCCAAAAAGGCAGGTTGACCTTGAGTCGCTTCAAGGCAAGTTGCTCATGCCATTTTTTAGTGACCGTAGCGCAATCGGCGGCAAGGTTGAGTCAGTTGATGGCATTAAGTTGACAGAGCCAGTTGACTTGGAGGGCGGCACCGGATTTATGCGTGGTGAAGCCGCGCAGGGCGAGGACGCCCTGTGGGCTAGTAAGCAGGGCATTGTCACTAAGTTTGTTAATGCGGCACAAAAAGCCTCTGATGAGGCTGGCGGCGCGGATGTTGTGGGCGTTAATGCTGTTATGGGCGTGGATGCCATAGATCACTCGACTATGCCAACAAAGATAGTTTCCAGAATGTTGCCCAATATGAAGATTAAAAAAGCGGACAAAAAAGCGTTTGATGACGCGATGAAGAAAATAGATGAAGATTTTGTTGGCATAGACTCAAAAGATTTAGAAAATTATCTTGATAATTCCTCTGGCGATCTAAGAAAACAGTTTATCCGCTTGATGGATAAGTCCACCGCCAGAAAGGCTGGTTTCCCAAATATCGGCGCAGTAAGACGCGCTGTCACTGATCCGGAACTTTATGACACGCCTACTTTTTCGGAAGGTGTGTCATTCGGTCAAATGGATATAAACAACCCTATAATTGAAAACCCGCAATTCCCGCACACAACTTATTCAGGGCAAATAAGAGGGTATGCGCCTGACCAACGCGGCGGTTACATTGGCGGCCTTTTGGGTGATCTTGCCCCGCAGGGTACTTTCTTCCCAGACTCATTCAATGCGCTTTCGGCTAAAGTTGATAAAGCTGGGAACCTGTTAACACCTCAAAACATAAAATATGCTCAAGACTTCAAGTTGCCAATGCAGATGGTTGACCAGCAGATGCTAGACACCCTCATGCAAAATTCACTCTTGGGAAGATAACAGATAGAAAGGCGGACTTTCGTTAGTATCAATGCCAACAGCCTCGCATATTATTTCGTCAAGTTCTTGTGCTTCCTCGATGCTTAAATGCTCTGTAAGCTGTTTTACGCGGCGCATTATGCGTTCACGGTGCATTTCTGGCGTTAGTGCAAACATATCAAGGCTCCCTTGTTAAAAGCGCATTATAGGATATATTAAAGCGATATAAAAGGAAAAATAATGCCCCCACGCGCACCAAAAGACCCCCGACTAGCTAAAGCTGGCGTTAGCGGCTATAATAAGCCCAAGAGGACGCCATCGCATCCAACAAAGTCGCACGTTGTTGTGGCGAAGGAAGGTGACAAGGTGAAAACCATCCGCTTCGGCCAGCAGGGCGTTAGCGGCGCGGGTAGTTCACCAAAGACGGCATCCGAGAAGGCGCGAAGCAAGTCGTTCAAGGCTCGCCACGCAAAGAACATAGCCAAGGGCAAGATGTCTGCGGCGTACTGGGCAAACAAGGAGAAATGGTGATGGCATACGGAAAAGGCAAAAAGAAAAAGGGCATGAACGTCAAGACTGGGAAATACTGCAAGTAATGGCTATGGGCGTTGCACATTATTTTCGTGATGGAACCCGCCACAAGGGCGGCACCCACAAGATGCCGGACGGCTCGCTTCATAGTGGCGCGCGTCACACATCTTCTAGCAAAAAGCTGTATCACTTTGGTGAACTGTCTGGCACTGCAAAGAAGAAGGCGAGGAAAAGAACCTGATGCCGAGGAAGTTCCCGAAAGTGCCGAAGGATAAAAAGACAGGCGTCCCGAAGAAATATGTGGCGGGGTCGAAGTCTCCTAGCAAGAAGGCGGCTGAGATTAAGCGCACCGCCAAGGCTTACAAGCAGGGCAAGTCCATCGACATCAAGGCGGTTAGCGCATCACGCGCCGCGCAGTCAAAGAGGAAGAAACGTGCCAAAAGCTAAACCACTTTCTGAGTCAACAAAAAAGACTCTCAAGGCCAAGGCGGAGAAGTCCGGCCTGACATATGGTGAGTTGTCAAAAGTTTACCGCAGGGGTCAGGGGGCGTATTTGTCGTCCGGCTCCAGAAACGTGCCGATGGCCGCTTGGTCTATGGGCAGGGTCAATAGTTATATTCGGGGCGACAAGGCTCGCACCGCCGATAAGGATGTTTACAAGTCTGCGCGTAGCCGCAGTGGAAGGAAAAAATAATGTTTGTTTTGTGTGATATTTGCGCGCACCCTGTGCGCTGTTCTAATATGGAGCGTTGCTTGCAGGGCAAGGTTACGCCAGCCCCGAATCCTAGCCTAGATGTCAAGCCAAAGCCCCAGCACGTCAACACGTCTCAGGGTGACCGCATGACAGGCTCGGAGACTAAGCCCAAAATGAAATCCAAGCTAAAGAAGGTTGTAAAAAAATGAACTACGGCAAGAAAAAGGGCATGCCCCTACCAAAATCAAAGCCAACTATGGGCGACATGAACGAGGCTATGGGTTCGGCTGGCATCATGCGTCCCGCGCCAATGGCCAAGCCAAAGCGCAAGCCTAGAGTGGGTCACAACACAACCTTGGGCAAGTACGCCGGAAACTAAAGGGGCATTCTATGGCCGACCAGATGGACGACTATCAGTTAAGTAGCATCGTATCGAATGAGATAACCGATGCCCTTAATCATTTCGACAGCGAGTACACCGAACAGCGTTTACGCGCTATGGACTTCTATCTGGGCGAGCCGTTAGGAAATGAGGTTGACGGCAAGTCATCAGTCGTGGCCACCGAGGTTGCCGACACCATCGAGTCGATGCTACCCAACATCATGCGCGTGTTCACGTCCAACGATGAATATGTCCGGTTTAAGCCGCGCAATGCCGAGGATGTTGAGAAGGCCGAACAGGCGTCAGATTACGTCAATCACGTTATTAATAACGATAACAATGGGTTCCAGCTATTGCACACCTTCTTCAAGGATGCGCTTTTATTCCGGCTGGGCGTTGTTAAGTTTTACTGGGATGAGTCCGAGGAAGTAACCGAAGAAGAATATAACGGCCTGTCAGACGAAGAACTGGCGATGCTGATGGACGACCCTGACGTTGAGATTGTCTCGCAGGAAGAAACCATCACCGAGACGTATGCAGATGAAGTGACAGGCGAACTGTTCCCTGTGTCATCAACCTATGACCTGTCAGTCCGCGTCACACGCAAGTCCGGCAAGATTAAAATCATCAACAT